TTACTTAGCAACACCCTTAATCTTCTCTACCATTCTGACCCCGCTCAGTCCTAGCATAGCCAATACCAATTCCAGCAGGTAATCAGTATGAATATCCGGCAGGGTTTTAAATGGCAGCTCAAATGCTTGAACGATCCAAAGCATGAAGGGTTGACCAATGAATGCCCAAAAGCATCCAAACACGCAGCACCAACCCAAAGCAGGACGCCAGCCAGCAACAAAAATAGAGGAACTAGCCGCCTCAATTTTATTAATTTCACGTTGATCCGCAGCTGCTTGGTTGATCGCTTTCTGCAGATCGCCTTCCAGTTGTTCTCTTGCCCGAGCACGCTCATTCTCATTGGGAATCAGGTCGAGAACCTTATTAATGATTGGCGTTATCGCCGGGAATAATAATTGCCACATGTTATCGCTCCACGTCTTTATCAAGATTATAAAAATTCAGCCTTCCGATTTTCCCGACAAGCCGGTCAGGATTTTCTTTCGCCCACTTTGGAATGGCATTACCTTTAAGGGAGTCGTCATAGTATGAGTCAATACCTTTGAGGGATGATTTGTGCGATCCATCGACTACCGATCTGGCTATCTCAAGACATTCTGAAAATACTGGGTCGCCCGTTTTAGGCCAATTGGTAAGTTGCCTATCATTGGGATCAGTCATGCTTGAATACTGCCATTTTTTTGTTAGCACACTAATGATGTCAGTGCCCCACCAGCCCGGGTTGTTCACCCGGTTAACGATGGTATGAGCGACAGCAATTTTTGCCTCACGTGTTTCTCCCCTCGCCTCACGCCAAATGGTTAGCGCGAGCATTACAATTTCGTAATAACTCCACATATGCCCTGCCTCACAATGTAATGATCACGTAGATGTTGACCGCGACAATTGCAACAATTGACGGCACCAAAAATTCCAGCCTTGCCTGATTACTCCAGTTCCTGATGTCGAACCAATACAGCATACATTCAGCGCCTCGCCGTTCCTGATCCATAGCAACGCGCTGGCCAAGTTCCCACATGTACCAGCTCGCTACTACGGCAATAGTCACAGCAATTGAGTGTGGCAATAACAACAAAATGATCACCATCGCCAGCGCTACACCAGAATGCGTCAGAATGTCTTTTAAGTTTTTATTCATACCTTTTCCTTGTTTTAATAAAAATAATTGCTTGCAGCTCAAATAAAACGGTCAATTTCTCAGCCAGTTGCTGATTCCGTGCTTGATGTAATCCACGTTCTGAAAAAACCACCAGCCTACGGACGCGCAACCCATTACAACGTACAGAGCAACCCTCCCGGCAAACATCATTCTTTCTATGCTTTGCAAACGCTGATCGATATTCTTCAATGTGGCAGTCATATCCCGCACGCTCTCAGGATTCATTGGGCATTCATCCGGTATCTTCTCTCTCGCCACGATTCATGCTCCAGTCCGTTCTATACCCATGATTCACCTCTATAAAAATGTCTCAAATTAGAGACAAAAATGATAAAATGACCACTGGATGAACTCCAAATTGAATTGAACACGGGCTCTGCTGGAACAGGGCTCGTGCATATGATGTAGTTTTAAAACAATCTCTCCACAATCATTCTCGCTCTACCTGCCGCTCCAGCCATAGCGGAACCATCGCTGTGCGCTCTTAGAACCGTGCCGGCAGCAAGGTAGCCGGTGTATCCGTTGCCTGTAGGTGCATCCGTTCCACCTGACGAATTATTACCGCCTGCATAAATTAGCTTCTGTGCTTCTGCTATCGAAGTGAATGCGGTAGTCAGAGTCGTGCAATTCTTAGACACCCCGAAAGAACCTAGCGACGCGCTGAATTCATGGGATAAATTCACATGATAGATTCCGCTTGTATTAATAGTGAACCGGCCGCCGTTGGCCAGGCTGTCTGCATAGGTGATTGATGCTCCCAAGTTTTCCAGAATGGTAGCGAACCGGAGTATTTTATTATCTGTCGATGCATAGCCGTTGCCTGTATGCACCGTTACTTTATCGGTACCCGGGAATGGCAAGATGATTGGCGAGGCCTGGCTGATTGTCCAAGCAGCCAGCGTCCCTGAGCCGTTAATGTGGGTGATATTCATGCCCAATGCGCCGGTAGTTGAGTTGTAGCTAGTCACTTCACCCTGCATCCATTTAGATGCGTCAGCTGTATTCGCCAGGCGAAGGGTCATTCCTACCACATAGGATTTCCCAGCTTGGGTCGTGAAAGACTTTGCTCCGGTCCCGATTGCCACACTGCTTGCACTGGTCCCATTCGTGCTATTGAAATTAAAAGCCTCAGCCGCAGCATTGCATTCATTTGCAAATGTTTGCAATGCCAGCATGAATGCGTCAGCCCTTGCATCAAAATTTGCCCTGTCCGTACTTGCTGGCGGAGTGGGCAATGGTGTGATTGCCATGTTAAATTTGCTCCAATTCTAAGTTGAGATAAGCGTGGCTTTTAGGACTGATATCAATGTCACGCCGCTTGTATACACCAATGATGAAAGTGGCATCAAAGTAGCTCAGCAGTGGGTCACTCAATGCATGCCACAAGGCCACCTTTGCATTTAGTTCACTTAATGTTCCTCTTACCTGGTTGAGTTTTTCTCTCTCGATCAGAACAGTTTGCGTGGTTTTTGGAATGTCACGCCGTGGTGTAAGCTTGGCTTCTGCAAATTCGTCACGCTCGATCTCAGAGAAATTCAAAGCCTCAGCTTTTACTTTGTTTTCGGTTTTCCCCAGGTTAAATGGAACGCCCATCACCACGAATCCAACTTTCACATTCCCGCTCGATCTGGTGAAGGTCAGCTTTGCTTTTGCCGTGGTCAGTATGGGAAGGTCAGTGAATAGCGTGTTCTTAATCTGGCGGAATGGCTGATAGAAATAGTCATACCAAGATAGTACCGTCCTGTCTATCAGGTCCCTTGTCTGATCATAGATCAATGATGCACCGTTATATACCTGGAGCCGGACGCTATCAGCCTCGATATTCCCCAGGCCAATTGCACCGAATCTTTGCCCAGGGGTAATTTGAACTACCAATGGGCTTGCGCCTTCGCTTTGCGTGTTGCGCTCCAGCTGGAACATATTGAATCGGTTAGCCGCGCCCAAGTCTAGCCACCATGAATTCTCATTGGGGTAAGCTTCTGGTGTATGTCCAGTGTTGCTCTCCTGCTTACTTTTGAATTTATGGATCAGGCCATCAATCGTGTAAGCTACCGTGTCACCTAATGCATAAGCGGTACCCGCATTGTAAGCAGCCTCGCCGGTATCTGGATAAGGGATAGAGCTGCTTGTCAGCTGCGCGGCTCGAACTGTAATGGGAATAACTACGTTCATTTGTCAGTAGTCCTTATCCTGGTACCGCCAAGAGTAACCCGCAGCAACAAATTATAAGCCTGCTCTGCGTAGTCAATTTCTGGCGTGCCGCTCGATTCAGTTTTAGATTCCACAATAATTTCCCTCAGCTCATTAAAGAATTCTTCACGGTCTGATGCCACACTCTCGCTATGATTGATTGATTGAATAGCAGCTGGCGCCTCGACATGATTAATGTCTGACCCTGCCACCATCTTTTCCTCAAACATGCTTATGATTTCTTCCTGCTTGATCAGGTTAGATTCAAGTTCACGGATCCCAATCGAGGAGATGCTTGCCAAATTGTGCAAGTTAGAAACTTTTGAAATTTCCTTGCTAGAGTGCGAACTATCTTTTTGACGGAAGATATCGGCCGCATTTATGACTGAACTTAGATTGTCAGATGCCGTGGCAAAATTGGAAGCTGCGGCACTTAACTCATGATGCTCAGTTGACTTGGTGAATCTATCTACTGCATCAATGACGTTTCCGCTTGCGACAGTGCGAGCCACGGCATTCTGTACGCCGCCGCCTACCAATCCCCCTGTCGCGTATCCTAAGGCCGTGCCGCTCTTTGTAGCCTGGTGCAATTGGTCAAGCGTGTGAACTCCTATATTCTTCACAGACTCCTGGCTGAAAACATATTCACCAGCGTGGACGATACCGGCAGGCTGAAACTTGCCACCGGCACCAGTAAAGCCACCCATTGCGAATCCCTTTTGATCGAGCAATGGAAGCCCCTGTGATTTCATGTAATCATTTATTTCCTTTACGCTGTGGCCGGTCTGACGCGACAATTGCTGCACATTAACGTCATACTTCAATGCGGTCTGAGCAACCAGCAAAGGATTATCTTTATTAGCCTGGTAGAAATCACCCACCATCTGATTAGTGACACCGTAAACAGGTGTGGCAGTAATAGCAGGGGTCACTGCCTCCGGCAGCCTGGCAATCCCCAATGCATCAGTAGTCGCATTAATTTCATCAATAGAGTATCCGGTAGCTTTGGATATATCGCCGGAGCTATAACCTAGCTCTAAAGCCTTGTTATAAATCTTTAGAGGATCATTTATATTGGCTTCTACAAAAGCCTTGATCTCTGCGTCACTGGCCTTTGTCTTAATGCCTGAACCGCTGAAACTAAACGAGCTGCCACCACCGGCACCGCTGCCGCTTCCTGAGCCGCTTGCATTAGCTGTATTTATAGCTGTCTGGAAGTTATTGATAGCATCAGCCAGAGAAACAATAGCACTCTCGATCCCCTGTAAAGCCTCGATCTGTTTCTGAGCAGATGTAATAATGTCATCAAGCCGTTTCATGTCACCCTCGAAGCCAAGCTCAAGGGATTTTTTAGATGCCTCAAGTGTTTTTAATGTGGCTTCATCCACGCTTATTTGATCCTCAGTCATCACGTTTAACTGAGAAATAAGATTTACGCTCTCAGCCTGAGACATGGCGAATTCTTCTCGACTGGAAAAGCCACTTCCAGTTTGACTGGTGATCGCTTGCAATGCGGATTGAATGTCCTCAGCCTTAACAAAGTTTCCTGCCTGAGCCTGTTCTATGGCTTGCCTTAATTGGTCCCTGGCTTCCGAAATAGTAGGAGGCTGTATCTGATTGACTGCCTGACTCAATGCATTGGCCAGCGATTTAAGATCGCCCACGGAATCATTAATAAGTTGAATCTGATTATTAATGTCCTCAAGTTGTTTGTTGTAGTCATCAGTTAGCCTGGTGCGCTCAGCCTCTACAGACCTTTGCAAAGTAGCGAATGCTTTATTGACTGCATCAAGATTTATTTGCTTAATCGTATTATTAGCATCAAGAAAACGATTAGCAGCAATCATCACATCACCGGCCAGGTCTGTATACATGCCTCCCGATTTGACGAATTCAGTTAGCAGGCTGGTGAATTCCTCCTTGCTGATATCGGTGGACAGCCCAAGCTTAGTAAGCGATTCATTCAGCAAGTTAGTCTTAATCGCGGCCGTTTCTCCTGGAGCAAAGGATTCAGCCAGGGAAATAATATTTTGATTGACTGTCTCGCTATCCTGTCCTGCTGCGCTAAAGTATCCAGCAGTCACAGAGGCTGCATTCATTATCTTATCTGTAAGCACGCCGCCAGCATTAACGTACTCCCTTAGCACGCTGGTGATTGCTTCCTTGCCCATTTCAACAGATAGCCCAAATTCACTAAGGGCATCGTTGGCCATTGACTGCTTAATCCCTAGTACTTCGCCAGGAGCAAAAGTCTCAGCAAGTGCCAGTGTATTTGCTTTTGCCTGGCCGCCATCAGGAGAAGCAGATTCCGCCATAGTCTTAACCTGAAGGAACAATGGTGCAAGTTCGAGAAGTTTGCTCGCGGTTTCTACGGATACCCCGCCCACTTCTGTCACTGATCTGATAAGCTGGCTGTAATCCTCCTTCGTCATGGAAGCCGAGAAGCCTAACTTGCTCAGCTCAGTATCCAGCTGCTCAAACTGGAGCTTGTATGTTTCATCTTGTGACAGGAAGTTAGCCTCAAAAAAATCAATCCTGGTATTCAGAATATCTGCGCCACCAGCTCGATCCACTAATTCAGCTCTTTGCTCAAAGGTCAGACCCTTAACAGCATTGGTCGCACCCTCTGCCGATCCAGTCAAAATAGTGATTGCACTTTCCAGAGAATCGAACTCACTTCCTAATCGCTGCAATGTCTGGAATGCGCCTTCTCCGGATCTGCTAAATGCATCAATGCCAGGAACCAGACTTCTAGCCATTGCGTCACCAGCATCAGTTATAACCTGAGCAATCTGTTCATCAGTCAAGGCCTCGCCTTTTTTACTGGCGATGTTTATTTCCATCTTGAACTGATCTATTGCGGATACATCTTTCTGCAATGTTTCGCCAATACTGCGAACCGTTTTAGAAACTGTGGTGATGCTATCGTCCAAGAATTTGCCAAGCTCAAGCGTAGCTTTTCTCGCTTCCTCAGCTATTGGATTCAGTTCTTTGGATATGCCGCCCTCAACTATTCCCCTGTACTCATTCAGCAATTCCCCTGTGTCCGTATCTGTCATGATGCGGTCCACTTTGTCGCTAACGAATGCGCCGCCCTGAGCCTTGAACTTGGTGGAAGTGATGCCACTGAAACCTGTTGAAGAAATGTCTCCTATGAGATTAGTTTCTTTCTGCTTCAAAGGCCCTCGACCAAAAAGCGTGTTCATTAATGGCACTACTGGAATGAAGTCACCCACAATCGGAATGTCGCCTATGAAGTTAAGACCTTTGCCAAAGCCGCCTCCCATGCGCTTGTCGCCAGCGATTCCTTTTAGTATGGCCGTGGCTGCATAAGCAAGCATCAAAGGTCCCGCAACAGCACCAAAGCTTGAGCCAGCGCTGGCCGCAGCCCCCGCTCCAGCTGTTGCGCTTTCAGAAGCTATGAATGCAGCCGCTTCTGATCCTCCAGCCATGCCGGCACCGAAAGAACCGGCCAGGCTACTCCCATTAAATGATGCGCCAGCACTGGAAAGCGATGAGCCTACGCTCAGGATATCTGAGAAACCCATTCCTCCTGATTTCTTGCTGCCAGAACTTTTGCTTCCAGTCCCGAACATTTCCCCTTCAATAGCCGTGCCGATATTTATAATCCACTTGCGAACGGTCAACTGAAAGAGTAGGTCTAGGATTGCATATTGAATTGCATCTCCTATGGCTTCCATTGCGCCCACTCCATGCGCCCCGAACTGGACAAAAGCATTACGGCCAGTCTGCTCCATGTTTCTCCAAGCCTGGTTCCATTCCTGCGCGTACCTTTGAACCTGTTGCTCCTGGAAAAGCTGTTCTTCCAGCGAGGTCAGTTTTTCAATATCCTTGGCACGCTGTAGATAGGATTCCTTCAATGGTCCCGCATAGGCCGCAGCTGTCCGTATATTCTGAGCTTCCTCAAGCCTGCTGGCCGTAGTCATCCTAAGCACAGCTTCCTCAGTCATACCGATCTGAGAATTCTGTTTCCTAAGCGAATCGACTTTTAGCTGCATGGCTTGCACTTCATCGAATGAAGATTTGCTCAGCTGAGCCGATGAGTCGACAATGAACTGATTATTTTTTATCAGCTGGTCGCTGGCTTCCAATTCAGCCAGCATCGTTTTGACTTTCTCTTTCTTGACCTTATCCAGCACGATCTCGCCAGCAATCACCCTGCCGTTAATCTCGAGATTCATTTTCTGGATTTCAGTTAGTGACTTGCCTGTTGCAATCTCAAGCTTGTTAGCATCAATTTTTTTCTGTATCCCTTGCACCAAATCGACAAAGGCCTCAGCCTGTTTCTGCTCAAGCTTTACCTGTTCACTAACTGTCTTGGTTTGCTTTTTGGTAGCATTTTCATGCTTCTCAATCTTGTCTATCAGTTCCTTAGTCACATCAGTGACACCAAGCTTGGCCGCTTCCTCTCTGAGCAATTCAACCCTGGACTTGCCTACCTTATCCGCGGCCTCAGTTGTGGTGCGGATAAATTCCATTTGCTCTATTCCTAAAGCCTGGTCAGTTTGCTTGAGCTGTTCCTTAGCCTGCTTGTTTTCTGCAATAGCCTTGCTCTGATCACTCAGCCGGTCACGCCACTTAACAGCAATCTCCAGCTCACCTTTGGCTTGCTGTAGGTCTTTGAAGGACGTGCTATCCTCTCCAAATAACTTGTGAAACCCTGGCTTCTGCCAGGCCTCGTCCAGTTGTTTAACCTTAGCTGTCAATTCAGTAACCTTTAACTGCTGAATATCAAGCGTTTTCAGGTGTGAAGTTGCCGCAGTTGACCCAATAGCCCTGGCCAGCTTGTTAAATATATCCAGTGCAAAGTTTGCAGCAGGAGCCAGGAATCCTCCGATTGAACTGGCAAAACTTTCTACATGATTCTTTGCAATCTGCCACTTTGAATTCAGTGTTCCTAATGTCGCGTCATATTCGCGATTCAGTGCGGTAGCATTCTCGACTTCTGCAATCGCCAATTTCATTGCCCTGGCAAAAATGTCGGTATTCTTGGCAAGAGGCACAATAGTTTTAGATATCTCCTGACCGCTAAGACCTACATAGTCAAGCGCGACACCGGCTCTTAATCCCAGAGAATCTACCTGCCTCAAGAAATACTCGAATGCTTTTGTTTTATCCTGTGCGAACAGCTCTTTCAGGGTTTCCGCATTCATGTTCAATGCCCCTGCAAATTTCTTGAGCTGAGCCTCGCCGCCCATAACGGCATTCGTTATTGCCTGCATAACGCGCCCAACTGATGAGCCGCCGGTTTCCGCCTGTATGCCTAGAGCGGCCATAGCCGTTCCCATCGCTGCCGCCTGAGCTGACGACACCCCGAACACGCCTGTTGATCTGGCCACCTCAGTTGTCATCCTGGCTATTTCAGATTCAGAAGCCGCAAAGTTATTGCCAAGTGAAACAATAACGCTGGCCAGAACATCTATCTGATCCACCGCTTCGCCGGTCACGTTCAATATCCTGGCAAGTGCTTTGGCCGCAGATTCGCCAGCAAGGTCACTGGCCTTCCCAAGCTTGGCAATGGTAGTTGCGAACTTCTCCAGATTGTCCGCGCCGGTCACGCCCATCTGACCGGCAGCTTGAGCCAGCTCTAACAGCTCGGCAGATGTGATAGGAGTCGATCTTGAAACAGCATCAATGCGAGTAGCAAAGCGGTCAAGTTCTTCCCCTGCAAGCCCTGTAGTTTTCGCTACCCCGACTAATGCGGTTTCAGATTCAGCAAATTTTTCTAATAAGGGTGATATGACACCCTTAACAGCAAGCCATGTAGCGCCAGTTATGCCGATGGTGCCCAGCACTTTATTCATGCTGCCCACCGCAGTTCCCACCGCTGACTTGGCGCGTTCCATCTCAGACAGCAGCTTCTTTACATCAGCCGATATCTCGATGGAAACCTGGGAAACTGTGGTCATTTTGCTTTCCTTGAACGCGATCCAAAAATTGCCCTGATGCTGTCGTCAACATCGCTTGACGTTACATGCCCGATATCGAAAGGAGCCTGCGCCCCATACTCTGAGCCGTTAATAAAGCCAGCAATGTATTTTCTCGACATGCCGAGGATGGTATAAAATTCCCATGGGTTAAGCTCGACTCCACTTCCTTGTTGCCAGGCTATCAGCTCCTGGCTGGTTAAGGGAGCCGGTCCCATTCCACCGGCCATCACATAGCCTGCGTTGCGCCAGTGATTAGCCAGGTATTCAATTTCATTCAAAGGAGGAAGCAGGTCAGCAATGCCGTACTTTCTGAGCCGGTCAATCCGCATGTGCTTTTCCTGCTTCCCTTTATAGTCTTTAGGCCGAGAATGCAGGTAGCCTAGTTGCTGAGCATATAGCTCTGCTCTACGTCTGCATCCTCGAAGAAGTTTCCCGCCCTACCCACATAAGCACGAACTTGATGCGCGATATAGTTCAATCGAGGCTCGCTATAGATTGCCTTTGCGCCACCTTCATACGGAAAATTATTGATTGAACGAGTAATAGCCAGCAGGTATTTCACATCTGCGTCAGGATCTTCTTTAACATCAGTATTTCCGGCAGCAATTAAAATGCGCTTGGTTGCCTCATTCTGAATAAACTCAGTGGCTTTGATATGCTGGAGTGATCCCGGCCCATATACATCAACAGTCACTTGCTTGCCCTCATACATCATAGGCTTGCCGTTGGGCATATTGATCGCTACGGTTCCCGATACAGCCAGAAAGAACATACTAAAATCACGCTTGGCCGGTGCGCTATTTGCCTGGATAACTTCACCAGTTAAGCTTTCATTTGACGCTTGATTGATTACTTGACCTTCCATTACTTGTGCTTCCATATTAGCTTGAAACTCCCATGATTAAAATTGTATAAGTGACTGGCGATCCCGCCCCATCGTTGGCAATATCGAGTTTGTCAGCCGCGCCCTGCACTACTGCGTAACCATTGGCATCAGGAGCAATCAAGGCAATCATGCCGCCTGGTTTAATCCTGAGCCTGTCATTGGCCGCGCCAAAGAATGACGTTATAGGGTTATTAAGAGAATTGCTTCCCAGTAATATGTCATTTGAATTGTTTTCACTAGCCACCAGAATCAAAGCTTTGATCTTTGTGAGATTAAGCCTTTTAGCTATTGCATCCAATGTCGTCCACGTTAGATCAATAGTTTCAGTTGATGAAGCCCCGATGGTGCGTGTATCAGTAAAGACTTTATTCGCCTGGTTAGCTCCTGAGCCGAACTGAAAATAATATTCCGGTCGCCAATCTGGCTTATAGTCAATCTGACTTACATCAAGTTTGTTGGCCAGAATAATGTTAGGGTGAAGTGCGATCCTTGCCTCCATGTTGCTTCCCAATTCCGGCAGGGTGTAACCCATTTTAGAGGCAACAAAATCTTCTATTTTTGTTACATTCACATCAAGGGTTAGTGAGCCTCGAATGATTAATTGGTAAAGGTATCCTTTGAATGCCGATACCGAGCCGCTTCTCATTCCGATAAAAAATGCGTATGCTCCGCCAAAATTTCCGGCTCCTAAATCTGTGGAGGTTTCTTGAGCAACAACTCCATCAAATCTAATTTTGGCCTGATCATTACTGATGTCTGCCGAACAAGTAAGCAATGCTTTCTTGGGACTGGTTGCTTGTGATTTTTTAGGAATCGCTTGGATTGTACCTTTGACTCCAAACATGAAATCCTCAAGCGTAGCCGATGGTGCCTGAATAGCGAACGTGCCATTGTTTGAGGTGAAGTTAGCACTAAGCTCGACCACAGTTCCCATATTTTCATCTGATAGTTTTTCTATTCCTGCGAATATAAAAAGCTCATCTTTTGTAGACATATCAAGAGAGCCCCTACTATTCCAGTAGTCATCAATGCCATCAAATTCAATTTTTACTATTCCGTCCGCCCCCCTTCTGAGAGTAGGCCGGGCCGTGGCCGTGCCGATTACCATATGATTGCCTGAGATTTCTTTGACGGTTATGTTGTCAATAGTCCCATCAAAAGTAGCATCAGCCATCAGGTACAGAATCCCATCAGATGCCGCTGCCGTGCCAATGTGGAATGTATAGCTATCTGAAGCTATGATTGCAGCTATCACGCTTGTGTTACCTATGCCTATATTAAGCGTTCCCGCATTGCGCACAACATCAAAGCTGACCCGATAAAATTTGTTTTGCAACAAGCTCATATTCTGAGTCAGGTTGCTTGCTGAGCCTGGCGCTTTGGTTGCCACGCCTGAGCCGATTGTCCAGCCAGTGCCTTTAGTCCAGTTTGTGTCCGCAGCAAATATCCCATTGACTGCTTTTTCTGCGCTCAATGCAAGTTGCTTGCTCTTGTCGAGAATTAATCCCACCGGCTGATCTGGCGCGTACACAGGAATGCTTCCCGCGCCATCTTGAAACATTACAGGCTGAGTCTGAATGGTTTCCAGATAAGTGCGCCAGGGTGATTTTATTTTCTGATAAGAGGTTGCTACGCTGCCCACTTCAAGCTGCGCTTCTGTCAACCAAAAATGATCACCGACCAAAGGATTAACGCCACCATTTCTAAATATATTAATATCTAAAAATGCTCTGTCCCCTGTCAAGGTTTTGACTATCTCAACTTTTACCCACTGATCGAATAAAGACAAAATATCATTATTGGTACTATCGGCATCAGAGAAATCTATTCCTAGTCGCCAGCTTGCCCAGCCCAAGCTTGACGGAACATAGACATAAACGCTAAAAGCGTAAGTTATCCCGCTCCCAAGTGAAAGCCCACCTTGCCTGACTGAAAGTGCTGTTGCTGAGGTGAATGTAATCCTGTCAGCCTTCATCGTGGCATCTGGAGCCGCCCTATCATTTGCTATAACATCACTAGCTGTCTTTAACCATGCCGCATTATCAAATTCCTCAGTTCTTTGAAGCAGGTTCTTTCGCCAATCCAAATTCACATCACTTGGATCAAGCCAGATTCCCTGCTCCCCCGAGGCAAAAAAGCCATCTATAAGCGCCATTATTCAACCTCCCTGCATATTCTCAGACCGAGGCGATTTAACGCCGCGAATGCATCTTCCGAGCTAACATCAATTAACGATAGCAGTTCGTCTATTTGTTCCTGCGTATATCCTATCCCCGCTGCATCTGAAATCGCTTGAACTAAGGCAGCATCTTTCTCATCAAGGATTAATGCGTATTGCTCTCTGATGAATCCACTGCTGATAAAATGAGAAGCCGGTAGATCACCAGTTGCAGAAAGCTTTGTGGTGAACATACCGGCACCAGCTGGATCAGCCGCCTCCGTTAATTCTCTTGCGATTCCTACATGCGATGCAGGAACAATAATTGTTCTATGCATCCACATAAGTTCTAAGCTCCGATAATAAGAATCTTGTAAGTAACTGGGGTGCCGCCCGCGCTGTTTGCCACCTTGATTAGATCAGCCGTAGTTGGGATAACCGCGTAGCCTGCCGCTTTAGGAGCAATCAAAGCGATGGCGCCGCCTGGTTTGACTCGAAGGATATCTGTGGCATCTCCAAAGAATGAGGCCACGGCTGCGCTTGCATGCCCTCCGACCAGAACATCATTGGTATTGTTTGCGTTCGCTGCAACCAGCAGACCTTTGATCTTGGTGACAGAAAAGGTTGCGCCAAATGCATCAGCCAGCACGCCAGCCATGTCCAGATTTTCAGAACCTGATGCAGCAATAGTGCGCTCATCAGTCCACGCCGCACTCGCCTGGCCATCTCCTGATCCATTTTCAAATGGGAAATTTACCCCGAAATTGATAGGGTAATTTGATTGCCCGATATCCATCACGTTGGCTAGAGCTATGGCCAGCGTGATGTTTATACTTCCTGTTAAGGTAGCCATTGTTTATTAACTCCTGATTGTTTTATTTGTTTGTATGCGAAGTTAATTAAGCCAGAACTTCTACCACATCAGTGCCGCCTTGCTGGCTGTCTATCTCAAGGGCTGTAGAGGCTTTGGTGATTGCGTTGCCATCACCGATTTGCACCTTCCATTTCTTGACGAAAACCTGCATGTAGTAAATATCACCTTGCTTAGTAGTGATCTTGACTGAGTAGGCATTATCAGAACGCGATGCAGCCTTCATCATGATCTGGCCTGCGTCATCCGTATCCAGTGCAACCACGATATCAGGTGCACCGGCATCAGCTGAGCCGACTACCTTCATGGCTATGCCAGTATCGAGTGGAACAAATTTATTTATCTCACGCTCGCGTCCGAAATCACCAATGGATTCAATTTGCCCAACTTTGGTATAGCTCAATGCACTGTAACCAGCTTGATCAAATGAGGCTGGAGTAGCAGAAGATATGTGCAACGTGGCGCCAGCAGATTTAAAAAGTGACATGATTTCTCCTAATGAAAATTAAATTAACTGCTCAGAACTGCTTATCCCTAAAAAATCAAATTCATAATTCAGTGTCGCCATAGCAATTGGCCGCTCCCCTTCATCGAATAAATCAATCGAGGTGGAAACGAGGAAGAAGTCGGTAGCGTTTATGGTCGTGTCTGCATTGAACGCATTCTCGATAGCAACACAGAGATCATCCAGCGAGTCATCAGCTTCTTTGATAGGGTTGGCTATCGAATACACTTGAATCGTCATGTAGACTTTCTTGCCAATGCTCGACAAGTTAACCCTTTCGTTCGCGTCACGATCAGTAAAGATCACAGCACAAGGAAGCCTGGCATCGTCTATCTGATGTGCTCTGTTGCCATAGACAGGCCGATTGATTGCAGCCTGCACAATCACCCTTGCCTTGTCTCTCAGTTGTTGCCTGATATGCGCCATCGTCAAAGCTTCCTGAGATGCAGCCTGGTTAATCCATCACCACTATGCTCTGCTTCTTGCGCGTAGTAGCTGATACCTTTAATGATGATCTCGTTAGCCACGCCATTCTCATGATTAGTAATCAGTTCGCTAACCTGCTCCGTTATGCACAGAAATGACGGATTGCTGGTCCCGATCATTCCAGCCTCAGCATATCCATTGCGAAAGATGCCCCCTACTTGCTGCCCCTGGATTGTCGCCACCGTATAGCCAGGGGTATCCTCGTTAATGAATAGGCTTAAATCTTCCTCGAAGGCCATGCTATTTATTTACGCTTTGATGCCTGCTTTTTTTCTTCTGCCTTTTCTTCTAGCTCAGCTTCTTGCTTTGCCTGATTCCGCGCTTTAATGTTTTGTAACATTTCATCGTTAGCAGCTTTGCGGCGTGCTTCCTCGTCAGCTTCCAGCTTTGCTTTCAGCTCAGACTCTTGCTTGGCCTTGAGTTCTTCCTCTTCCTTAGCTTTACGCTCAGCCTCAGCTTCGGCTTTGAGTTCAGCTTCCTCTTTAGCTTTTAGCTCAGCCTCATCCCGTTCTTTTTCAGCCAGCTCTTTAGCCGCAGCCTCAGCCTTTTCCTTTTCCGCACGCTCTTTCTCAGCCTGAATTTCTTCCTCGCTTGGCCCAAGCTCTCTTTCATAGGTTTCCAGTGTGTCCACAGATTCCATCTGATCAGCCAGGTTACGAGGAAGGTCAATGCCAAGCTCGATGATTTCACCGCGCTTGAATTGGATTCTGGTTATGACTTCATAAACACCGTCAGCAATGGGCTTGAGACTATGCGCTCTTGCCTTTGCCTGAGCAGGATGCAAGCCAATAGTGGTGCCAGCATTTATATGCGCCACCATTCCTGTGATTACTAATTTATTCATATGGTGATTCCTGTTAAATAGGTTTATATGCTTGCCTGGCTAATGCTTCCGCTTAAAGAGTCAACGTCACCAAGCAGGCTTTTTTCCAGTCACCATATGCAGCCGCACGCTCAGTCTCTACGGATACCTTGACTTCATCGTGATCACGGCAGTATTCGGAATCAGTCCACCATGTACGCAATCTGATTCCATCAGAGTTAAAGCCGGTGCCATTTTGATTCGGAACTCGTTGCTGACGAATGAAAGGTTTCTGTGTGCCTTGGGGTGTGATTAATGCAAAGCGATCAGTCCAGCTGATACGTGGGCTTGCAACAACACGGAATCGGAATGAGTCCTGCTCAATCAGAATGTTTGATTCGCTGCCGTTGTCTTTTGCGATTTGAGACTGGCTCAAAGCTTTCAAGCCACTTTTCACGAAGCTTTTTCCGGTCAGGATAATGAACTCGTTAAGGTCTTCATTGACGAATTCGCCACGGTCATCCTTGAATCCAATCATTGCTTCCACGCCGCTAAGAATGGCGTCAATCATTTCTGTTGCGGTTGGCTCAGTAGTCTTAGCTACTTTGTGAGTAATAGAATTGCTTTGTACTCCTGAACTGCCTTCACTGTGATCAGTGTCGAAGAAATATTGCTCGTCATAGCACACGCTTGATTCACCAGCAATAATCAAAGCCGCAACCAATACCCACCAGTGCTTAGTGGTTGCATCAGCGAATTCATTAACGCGAATTTGAACCTGGCCGGTCTTGTCATAGAGAAGATGCTTCTCAGGAATTAAAAGACCGTTTTGATATTTCACGTTTTTAACAGCCCAGGCAATATCACGCAGTTGACCGAACTGTTTCTCACCGCGCTGCTCTACCATGCTTGGCACCATACCAATCCACGCATATTCTTCGCTATCCTGATCAGAAGTCATGACAGGGGTGCAAATAGATTCAACTAAGGCGCTCTGAGTGTTTTGTTTTAGCCGCTCGAAGTAATCACCGATTACTCGACGCTCTGTAATAATTGGGGACATGCTTTTAAATTCTCCTGGTAATTAACTTAAAATGGTTCGCCGGATTAATTGCCTAATCTACGAATGAGCGAGTTCACCTTTGCGGCAAGTGAGGCAACCGCATTTTTAGTCGCAGCATCAGTAATCGCAGCAATCGTGTCCGAGGCTGTGCCTGTGGAGTTATCCGTCAGTTCAGTCAGCACACCTTCCGTCACATTAAATTCCACGATGCCGACGCCACTAGATACCCAGGAGGAAACATAACCAATGCGTGTATTAGTGCCCTGCGTCAAAGTGAATGTGTCATCATCTGACGCGAACACATCTTTGCCCACGTCAGTAATTGCCAGGCTGGAGATTGATAATCTGATCTTTCCACGAGTGCGGCAACGAACATAAACATCACCCGCCCCACCAGCTGCATTGTCAGCACGATAATCAGCAAAGCCACGGAAAGGATCACCGGCCTGTAAAGGTCTTGCATAGCCTGAGCCGTTATCTCCTACTGCCGCACCTTGATAAATAATGTCCGATGCAATCACCGGATAATCGTGGAAATCACCTTTCAAGAAATCTCGTGGTTGGTCTTTGGCCAGGGTTGTCATTACAGCTTTCCTCCATTTGCTTCAACGAATGATAGATAGGAGCCGAATGAACTGAACTCAGCACGCAAGCTTGCATCGCTATCCCATGCTGCTTTAGCGCGTTCTTCAAGCGGCAATGATTGATCGTTCACTTTGTCCTTTGCCTCGTCTTTTGGTTTTTCCAGTGCATTCACAGGATCTGATTTAACTGGCTGTGGTGCATTGGAGACAAAGGCCGCATTCTTATCGTTGCGGATTTTTTGTTCTTCCCGAACGATTGCAAGTGCTATGGTTTCGCCGGTAGACTTGCCATCGAATTTCATGCTTGCCACCAAATTTTCATAGCCGCGCATACTGGCTTCTTCACAGGATTTGATACGAGCTCGTTCTTTTTCCGCGCCTTCGTTAATCAGTGCCTGGGAGATTTCTGGATACGCGGCTTTAATCTCATCAATGCTTACCGGCTTGTTTGCAACCGGCGCATTGGTTGCGCTTGTTGCCGCTGGTTGATTCGTTACCTCTTGATTCATTGGCCATACTCCGTTTTGCATGTTAGTAATCGTTTGTTCAAAGGTTGCTATGTGATCGATCATTCCGCGCTTAAGCGCCTCTTTACTCAGAAATACGCGCCCGTCCGCCATTTGCTCCAGCACAACGTCAGACGACATCCCTCTATTCTCTGCAACAGAATCAACAAATATGGTGTAGAGCTGATCCACTTGGTCTTGCAGGTGGGCCTGAGCTTCTTCTGAAAGCGGGGAAAATTGACTTGCAATGCGCTTATATTTACCCGCGCTTATCTCTGTAGTTTTGACGCCGCGCTGTTCTTCGGCTTTGGAAATATCCTTATGGGTAGTGACGACACCTATTGATCCGATCTGAGTCGTATCTCCAGATGAAACAATTTCAGAGGCAGCAGAGCCGATCCAATAAGCCGCGCTCGCCATGACGCCATCAGCAAACGTCATAACCGGCTTAATCGTTGAAGCCTCTTTAATCAGATTTGCCAGAGTTTGCGTACCATCCACTGTTCCACCTGGTGAATCGATATGCAGGAGAATTGACTTGACGGCAGGATCATCAACCGCTGCCCGAATATCCCGTGCTACTAATTGAGTAGATACACCGCCGGATATGGCATCGAACATATTCATTTTCTTGGCGATGACGCCATGAATGGGGATGACTGCCACGCCGTTACTAACTTGATAGCCCTGACTTTCGTTGGCTAACGGTTTCCCTATGCGAGCTTCCACAGCCGCAAGGTCTATGCGCTCACCTTTCACGCGAGCATCATAGATTGCATGTATTTCAAGTAATTTTTCGGGAACGATAGCCCAAGGGCTAGTCAGTACATCTGTGATTTGCATAAGCCAGTCCTATAAACTGGCTTATACTTTATAGATATGACTGTCCCATTTTTAGGGGAAAATGGGACTTTTTATGATATTCAGGTTTGCTCAGGTGAAGTAACAAGCGATCCTGTGTCCACTGCCTTTGATTCTGTAGATAATCCAGCTGCTTCCATCAGCTTTTTCTCTTTGCCAAGCTGCTCAATGTTGGATTCATAATCTCCCCCATCATAAGAAGCCGTTTCCTTTTCTCTGGTACTGATGCCAACTGCAATACGCTTTTCAGCTGCGCTTACTTCTTTCAATGGATCAATGCTGCCAGGGCCATCTCCTACCCACGTAACCCGAGTATATGCCTGCCTGATTCTAATATCTGCAAAGAAGCCAGGAGCTGCGATTCTGCCTGATGATACCGCCTCCTCGAACCATAGCTCTTTGATCGGTTCGCAAAAATAGGTTGCCATAAAATCGCGGCGTCTCCTGACTATCCGCCAGAAATCCAATAGCGCAGCCCTGCTTGCAGAGTAGCTGGCCGAGAAATGCTTGGTTAAAACCTCAAACGGAATCTCTAACACTGGCCCTATTTGTTTCAGCATCGCCAGAAAGAAAGGATCAAAGTTTGCATTCGGCCTGCCTAAATCAGGAGATAAAACGTCCTCACCGGGCAACAGGTTAATCACCTTGCCTGAATCATCCATGGTGAAATTGAGAGAACCGTCCCATCCAGCAGCATTTTTAATGTAGCTCTGTTTTGCGTCTTCTTGAAACAAACTCTCAAAAGCGTCCGTATCCATCTTAACGAAGATAGCAAGCGCGGCAGACACTACTGCCGCCTGCAACTCAGCCTCGGCGTATCTAGACAATTGTTTGAGCTGCTCAATCACTGGCGCAAGAAATGGAACACCACGCACCTGGCCCGGTCTGGTCTTGTCCAAAAGATGTATTGCATTTATTCGCCCATCCTGTCCAAATGCGTCCACCTCAATCCATTCATTTCCCCCTCTTAATAAAGATCCCGGATGTTTTTTTGCTATGTCGTATTTAATAGCCGCACCGTTACTGTCCAGAGTAACGCCAGCAAATTTAGTATCGGTATCGGCTGCATAGCCCTTATTGCTGATCCTGTCCGATTCTATCAACTGGATAGCCAGCCTGTAAGGATTGTTTTTCTTGGCGATGGCAGGGGTTAATACCAGCACGTCACCTGACTCCAGCATGGATCGTAAAGCCAGTCCCTGCAATCCATAGAAATTCATGTTGCGCGAAACGTCGCACTCAGTGCTACTACACCAGATAGACCACTCCGCTTCGACCTCTCGCTTAAATTCGTTAGCCTGCTCATCAGTCATTCCAAGAAACCTAGTGTCCGGATTTGACTGCATCGATAGCCCGGTGCCAATCACATTAGTGACGACCGAGTTAATAGCAGCCCCACCAATAGGAGCATTGCGCGCAAGATCTCTTGACCTCGCTCTCAATATTTCCAGATCATAAATAATGTCACTGTTTGCGTCGCCTGCGTATGGATTCCAGTTTCTCATCGACGCCCTGCTTCTTGAGCCTCCAGTATAGGATCCGGAAAGCGCCAAAGCTGTTCGATTTCTTATCCTGTTTAAAGCGGTGCCGGGAGCAATGACCGCGATTGCTCGATCTAAAAAATTCATCTTAGGAAGATTTTTCATTTCATCACCATCCTGGACTCACGTTTGCTGATCTGCTTCTTCCTCTGGCTTTGACTGACAAGTCTTTTACCATACCATTCCAGTAGGTTATCTGTTCCCTGATTTCCTTTGCATTAACCCTATCGAGCCTTCGCCCATCTATTTCATAGGATTGTCCAGAAGCAACTTTTTTGTTTGCTTCCATCCACCTATCAAGCTCAGCCTCTGCCTGCTCAAGTGTTATTCCTGCCATGATTACCCCTTATCTATTGCGATTCAATAAACGATAAACTTCTGTTCTACTAATACCTGTAGACTTGATAACCTCTTTAGGAGGCACTCCATTTTTCAAATCATTTGCCGCCTTCTCCTTTGCCTTCTTTTTTTCCCTGTTTTTTGGAATATACGGTTCAGTCCCGCCCCACTTCTGGCGCACTCTCGCTTCAATTTGATTGAGTTTAATGAATACCTCGCCATGAAACTGGTTGCCCATAATCTCTCTGATTTGAGAGAAAATATCCTCGACGATATCTTTCTCTTCAATCATCCACGTCTCCAGCCATTGAGTGAGATACCTCCTGATTCTGGTATGGGTTTGGGTATTGCCCCTACCTTATCGGCATCTTGATGCTCGAAAGTAAAAAGCGATGGGTTTTCAAGGATGGCTTCTCTTCGTGTCCAATAGCCTGGATCGAATTCTCCGCGCGCAGTCATGCCTATTCTGACCCGGTTGTGATGACCGATCGCCCAGGCATAAACCAGCGTGTCGAGCGGTTCATTGCGTTGGTGCTTAACGCCCTTTCTTTTGATGTATCGATTTGTTTCCGGATCGAGTATTTCCGATAGCAGCCCATTGAAATAATCTTCAGTCAGTCCTTCAGGAAAATGGATGACCCGCTTATGGGTAGGGAGCTTTTCATCACTGGCCAAGGTGCCGTAAATAAAATCCTTGCAATACTCGGTACCAACGTTCCATAAAGAATAGCCAGTCTTGACGACTTTGCCTCTGTGCGTTTTTTCAGGATGGGATGCCGTGGTAGCAATCGCCCTGCCTAGCCTGGTGGTCGAGCCTTGTACAGCATAGACAGGTACCTTCAATGTTTTGCGCGCAATGAACTTCTTGACCTGCTCACCTCTGTGTCCACGGGTATCGATCGCAGCCGCTTCGATGCGGATGGCGTTACCGCATGAATTGATCAAGGGGGTATTAAGGTATTCTTCTAATTTATCCCATACTTCGGGCCTGGTGGTATCGCCCTCAATCGTGTGCCATTCGATAATCCACAGGTTGTCGACTCCCCAGCCGAGCAGCTTCACAGCCAGCCATTTATCCTGAGTATCGATGCCTACCGTCAGAGCCAGGCAACCTTTTGGAATGGAACGCTGAGGGACATTCTCCAGACACTTCAACATGTCGTGCACGTCGAGCTTGGATGCTTTGTCTTCCCACGTTTCGCCAAGCGTGGTGTTAATAAACCGTTTCAGCTTGGTTTGATCGGATTGTGCATCCAGCCATTGCCTGACGATCTCGACCCATTTAAAACCTAACCCATCGGGGGAATAAAGACCGTTGATGGTATAGCCGCGAATTTCCCGTCCAGGGTAGGACGGTATCCATTGGCCATGCTCCAGCATCCAGGTCTTGCAACTCTCATCAAATTCTGCCCCGCAATGCTCGCACACATACCATGCATGCTTCACCTCAAAATCATCTATGCTCCAGCGGATGTTGGACCATTTCAGCGTCTGCATTTCCTGGCAATGAAGACACGGCACGTAATAGCGCCGCTGATCAGATTTCAGGTATTCAGTTTCTATCCTGCTGGCACCTTTGATGGTAGGAGTAGATACCAGCAGAACTTTCCGGCGCGGAAACGTTTTGGTACGCTCGTCAATTAAACCCAGTGGATCACCTTCCTGACCCGCCTCCCAGGGAAAGCGGTCTACCTCGTCACACATTACATACTTGATCGGCATCGAGGACAGCGATGCAGGACTGTTGGCTCCCCCGATCACAATGACTCCGCCTGGGAAATCCTTGATGTCTTCTGCGTTGCTGGCATCCCTCGCACGCCTGGCATCAAATATTTCCGCCAGCACTGGAGTATCGACCAGCATCGGATTCAATCGCTGCTTGACCCACCTTTTGCGCACTTCCAAAGTCGGTACCACTACCAGCGCCGGTGCGGGTGAGTGATGGATGATATAACCCAGCCAGTTCAGACCAATTTCTGTTTTACTCGTCTGCGCGGAAAACATCAGCACAATCCGTTGCACCGGACTGGATACTGATAAGGAATCCATAATTTCTCTGGTATAAGGAGCTCTGGATGTGCGCCATTCCCCAGGCTCACTGGAGGATTTGCCAGACAGGATGCGGCAGGCATCGGCCCATTGCGATACGGTCAGTTTCTTACGGGGGGATATCGCCCTGGCAAATGCTTGCTTATGCTCTCTCATGCCAGCCTTTCAATATGGTCTGATGCCTTCTTCAGAACTTTCTCAATCTGCTCAGTCAATATTGCGTGCACCCTGCTAGAGTCAGTCTCAGCCGCCAGCACAGATGCCATGCTGTCGGGTATTTTTTCCAGGTTAGTGCGCAGGACAGTTGCCACCTCAACCCAGTCACGCTCTACCTCAGCACGTTCAACCAGTTCTCCTATTCTGGTTTCATAATCGATCTTGGCCTGCAGCGCATGGTAATGCTCTTTCAGTGCCCTGGCTTCCTGGAAGCCTGGTCCTGTATCGCTGTCATCCTCGATATTGCTACCGCGCGCGGAAGCGTGACGCTGCACAACATCATCCCTGTTCGGATCTGCTGTCTCCTTAATCCTTTGTTTGCTAGCTTCGACATCCACCAAGCCATCCTCTGTCATCACGAGCCTGCCAGCTTTCTTAAATTGAGTAACAGCTGCCCGGCTGTACCCTAAAATTTTCGCAAACTCGGACTGATTAACAGTAGCCATTTTTTTGTTAAATTTAATAAATACAAAGTGTTAAGTATGTTTAAACATCACAACCTAGCGATCCAACCAGCATTTCATTACCCTCAGGCTGTTTATCCTCTGGAAGTACCTTAGCCCTCTTTTGAGAGTACTTTACTTACTTCACGCAACGGCATTTCAAGCACAAGTATTTTCGTGCCACAGCTGTCATAAACAGACGCTTCAAAATTATTTGAAGCCTCATAGTCACCTATCCTGAGCCTGTTATCTTCAGCATTCTTACCAACATATAAAGTAAGCCTGTCTTTCTGATACCCATAGATTGACGCATTGAGTCTTTTCTTGGCTGCCTCGATTGCCTGATTCACATCTAAATTACCTATTTGCATTTCTACTTTATCTCCTTGGTCTAAATTGATCACACAACATACTTGGAACAGTTCGAGCATTAGTCTCTATGACTGTATCCTCCACCAGCTGATAGGCGGGATAGCGACTGCATTCACCATGCAAGTTGCCTATATAAGCGTCTTGCTCTACCTCTGGACTTGTCCAACGCTGACAATTAAAACAATTGACTTGGTTATTCATTTCGCAGTCTTCAATGCATGTTCCATTGCTTTATTGAATTCAAGGTTGAGATCACGATTGACTATCCTTTCTACAACTTCAGGCAGATTGAACATGCGTTGATAATGAGCCGCATTCACGAACATCAAAATGGGCTTAGGTGTTCTTGAAATTCTTATCTTTCCGCCCGCGAAAAAACCTGACTTTGACCATATGCCAGGGTGTAATTTGCTTCTGTCTCCTGGCTGGATAGTGAAGAATCTAGTAAGTTGCGCAGCTGCGAAATGATCCCTGGCTGCCCTGCGCTCAAAAGCCTTCTTTCCTTTGTCAGTCATGTTTGCTCTAAAGCCTGACTCCTGGAACGCTCGAAAATAGGCCAGCAGTTGGGTCAATAGCGTCCGTGGAATATTCCCATATTGATCTAACCTGACCCCTTCACCTGGCACAGCGAACCATCCATTAGGCATCATTCCCTTTTGTTGCATCAATTTTTCAAATCCTTTGTTGATGCGCCGCCCTCCCTCGAATAAATGCCTCAGAACTTCATCAGGAGCAAAGCCACCTCGCTTGGTCGTCATGCTCTTAGTCTTAACTCTGATAGTTGAGGTCAAGTCTGTCTTGGTCGCATATTGCACCCGCATCATGTTGGCAGCATACCTGGTTGGCCGGTCAATTCGTGGAAGCTCCTTCATATCGAAGTTCTTCTTTGCATTCTCAGCCAGCTTATTCACAGTCAGCCTGATTGCGAACGGAACTTGCTTCTGCGCAACCTGGTTAAGATCACGCTTAACCTGCTCGATCTGTTGCTCAATGCTAATGGTCGCCATTTCTCACCCCTTTCTTTTTCTCAACCCACATATCGCCGGTGACCCCACCAACCACAATGCCAGCTGATGATTGCTTGCCAATCTCTTGCCCATTCTCATTCGCATAAACCAATCGCACCTCATTGCCGAATACCTCTCTGAATTGGCCTGCTACCGAACAACATTTTGAAAAATTTCTTCTTACCTCTTCTTTTTTCATATCAGTTACGCCTAATAAGTTTGGTTACGCACTGGTTACGGCTGAAATGCCTGTAGTTACGCGGTTACGCTGGTTACGCATGGTTTGAAGCGCAAACTCATGCAAAAAATAATTTTTCATGACGTGGAAGATTTTTAAAAATCTCTCGCGCGCGTGTATGGGAAAAGCCAAAAAGTCGCGTAACTGCGTAACTACGCGGGTTTCAGGCGTAACTGACGCGTAACCGAAGCGTAACCGGCGTAACCGCGCGCCTAGACTGCTTTTACGCATGATTTCCCCTCCTTGTAATCAAGGAAGTAGCCTTCAAACCGCTCAATCGCCCCTGTCATCCACTCCCCTTCGGTCTGTCCATCAGGCACACCATGCCCCTTAGGAATCCACACGCGTTCGCATTTCTGCCCGTTATTCGAGTGTATGAGCTTGACGACCTTATAGCGCATCAAAGGCTCTGTACTACCGGCTTTATCCGACAGCACGCCGATAAAATTCTTGATGCTTGCGGTAAATTTATTCTGTGGTGGCGAGCGCTCACCATTGATATAGGCCCAATGCTGGAATAACCGGAATAGTTGCCCTGCCGTGCAGGGTGAAAAGAATACCGGCAGAAAACCCTTAATCCATTCATACACGAACCGATGCTCAGGCTTCATGCCAATATCGATCAACTCACGTTTCGCCACGGTCATCAGCGGCCGGGAAAAGGCAGTGAAGCCGGTTAAATCAATCGACAACAGATAATGGTAAAACGCCTCAATACCGCCGTTTTCAATGCACTCAGACACTCTCTCATAAAGATCATCCTTGCGTGAGGGTGGCGTGTACACTACAAAATAGCGACGGTCTGATTCTTCCAGCGCAAGCGGCTGATCCTCATTGGACAAAAACACCACATTGACGTGGTTCTTCTCAGTCCGGATAGGCAGAAACTTAGGATTGATCTGGATCGTCTCACCCGTAATAAACGCTTTCAGCTTGTTCTTCTGGTCGAACAGGCTTGCTCTTGCAATCACCTCATCACCGATCATGAATAGCTTGGAAGAGCACCAATCGTTATGCTTCTCTTCCAGCTGCTCCTGACCCACCACAATCGCATATCTGGCATAAATCGCAGCCACAATCTCAAAGAATAGATTCTTGCCCGTGCCCTGCGGACCATGGAAGACCAGCGCGGAGCGCATTTTCGTACCCAGCTGCTGAAGAGGAAGAGCAATCCATTTAATGACCCACTCCACCACCTCCAACACACCTTGGTCGCTCTCTGCTGACTCCTCGCATAAATGGTATAGCAGTTCCATGATTGCCCCGAAATCTCCCGGCTTAGGCACCATCTCAATGCCACGGAATAGATTGATCGCTGGCAGCTTACACTTGCCAGTTGGATCAAATACCAATTGATCCGGCTTGATCATGCGACGTTTTTCATGCTGTAACCACCAATCCACACAGCTTTTACCCAGCGCCAAGCGCATGGCAGCCACGCTCATCACCAGAGCAGTATCGATGTCGTATACCGTCTCAGTGCTGTAAATCAATGCAAAACGATCCAGCACCGTACGTTGTTCCTCTTCTGGCGGCCCGGTAGGCTTCTTGCGTCTTGTTTCTGCTATCCTTGGCGGCTTGCTCGCTGATTTTTCATCAGCCAGCATGATTCCTACCGGCTTAGCGTTAAGGATCATCTGCTTGATCTCTTCAACGCTCATGCCTTCCTGAATAGCATCGGCTATATCCCACCCATCCGGCATTGAGCCAGGCGCAGGGATTTGTACCATGCGAAAATCCACATTCGGATTATGTTGCTTGATCAATGCATACGCGCGTAGCATGGCCTTGGTTCCGGGCTGCTCGTTCTCTGGCAAGAATGGCTTGCTGGCTGGATCAACCCCGGCTTCTTTTTCCTGCTTGCTTAGTTTCTGTCGCTTCGCATCGCAATCAGGAAAGGCATAAATCGTTTGCTTAGTCATTGCCAATGGTAACCAGTCGGTTTTATCCACCGCATTGGTACCGCCTGACCAAGTAACATTGTTAATCCAATCTTTCAGCAGCCCATGTCCAGCATCAGCACATTTCTCACCCTCGATCAGCAACACAGGTTTATCAGGGTTTTGTGCCAACTCATACAGTCCATAGAGCGGTCTTGGTTCAGGAAAAGCCATCCAGCGCCAATCGCATTTACCTGACTTGCTATGACGTGCATACACGCATGGCAACACATCTTTGCCGCCATCGGATGTGACAAAACGATGTGTCACGCCCAAAAGTTTGCCGTCAGCATCGAAATAATCCCAATGCATTGGTGATCGTCCGCGCACTGGGTGAGCAACTGGCGGATCAACGGCTTCTTTCGGTACCGGCAATATCGGCACCCATTCTGCTTTTTCTGTCTCTTGTTTGACTGACTCAGCTGCTGCTTTAATATGCTTATATTGCTGTTGCTCAGCTTGCTCCAGGTTAATCCCAACCTGTGGCGCCACTTCCTTGGCGGCATCAAGTTGGGATAATCCATTCAGATAGGCATACAGACTAATCAAATCCAGCCCGGTATCTTCCGATGCAAAATCACCCCATTTCCCAGTATCAAGATTTACCGCGAATGAACCGATCTTGCTATCTGATCGCGTAGGATTCAGCGACTTATATTCACGTCCATCCACCTTGCCACCCGGCAACCACCTGCCAAGCAGAATTAAAGACTGTCCTAATGCTGCGCGTGCTATTTGCTGGAAATCAATGTGTTGATTCATATTCTTATCCATTCTTCCCTTCTCCTACCCAACATTGCCCACACGGCTTTTCTTATCAAGCTCATGCTGCTTTATCACAGCCCTATAGCTCGGCTCTTCAATATCGTAATTAGGATGACATCCACGAAGAATGCGGAGCATTCCGAGCAAATCCATGAATTGTTCGCTAAATGGGTGAAACATCCCCCAAACCCTATGCAGGCGATCAAGGATTTCTTTTTCCTGATGTTCAGGAAGCAGGCAGTATTTACTTGGTATAGCTCTTTGGAGGTGTTTGCTGACTTGCTTAGCGATTTGTTCAGCCTGAATGACTTCTGGGTTTGCTTGCTCCAAAAACACTCTGATGACTTTCAGATGGAACGCAGCGCTTATCCATGCTGCGTACGCGATTAACAGTTCACGGCATGCATAGGTGCCACCAGATTTACCGCGTGTTATTTTGACTGGAACATAATTCCGCGAATCTGCGGATTTAGAAATTTCTTCAATCAGCTCTTGAGTGATTGCATTACGCATGAATTGATTTGGTTCATGCTTAGCTTCACTACCAGCAGCTTTGTGTAAATCGTTAAGGGAGTATAGCCCGTTGAGTTGACGGATTTTGGTCGTAAGAACGGTGAGTTCTGTCATTTTCTTCTGCTCCTTTGAGTGGAGTTGACCGTCGGCAATATGCGGGTGGTCGAGCGTCTCAAACCGGCAGAAGTCGGTGGGCATATTCCCTGCCAAGGCAGGTGTTTTATTAGCCGCACGCTCGACCATAGAAAAACTATGGACGTAAAAAAACCGCTTGTCTGTCGGGTGCGGTATCCGCTTCTGCTTAAGTATGGGTGTTTGAGACACCTGAGCAAAAGAATAGTCTATGCTATGGCAAACTGTCAATCTTTTAACAAGGAGCCAACATGACGCAAGATGAGTTGAATGAGAAGATGCTTGTTTTCCTCGAGTCTCTTTCAAAGGAAGATGAACTACCGCCTTTCGATCCAGCGGCACTTGCTGATGTGCTCTTAGATGAACTTGAAGAAAACTGGGACACTTTACCTGACAAGACTCGATCAATAATGATCGGTGTGGCCGCCTTACTGAATAAGCATTATGCTGACGAATTAATCTCGGAAATAATAATTGATGATTTCCTGCGAAAGATACGTGATCTTTGAGCTTACGCCAAACACGCCAGAGCATAATCTGAGCTAAGGGATAAGCCTGGTAAACGCGGCTGTCAATCTGTACTTTATAATTATCTTCTTGTGGTCTATGATCTATTATGTTTTGATAAAACAGATTCTTCCAGTGAAAGGCTATGACAACACTTACATTTGATACGCTTAAATATGCGAATACCCTAAAGGAAGCTGGTGTTCCATCTGCGCAGGCTGAAGCCGAGGCCAAAGCTCTGTCCGAGGTGCTTGAAGTCAATCTCAAGGACTTAATTACCAAAGAAGATTTATTAGCCACGAAAGAGGATTTGCACCGAGAGATAGAATCCCTTAGACGCGATATAGATTCACGCTTCGCTATGGTGGATTTGCGTCTTATCCAACTGGAGCAGCGCCTCATCATCAAACTTGGTACGCTCATGGCGTTCTCAATCGGTATCGTTGCTGCCTTGGTCAAGCTGCTTTGATTGATTGAGCCGGTATCAAGCAGAGCATTTAGTCTCTGCTGATTAGCGCAATCCTGATGGGTGAGCGGTGTCAAGAGCATGTCAAATAAGCAATCAGGCATTACCTTCTGGCGGCTTGGTTTGCCCTGCTAAAGCCTTGTTGATTTGGATTTCTTCAGCTTTCCAGTAAGCCTCCAGTTTTTTGCTCTCGAACAATTGATCAACCAGCGTATGACCGCGATTTGTCAGCTGCTCATCCATCTTATGGAGATGCAATTCGTGTATCCATGATTGCAACTCACGATAAAGACGTTGTGATTCGTTGTATGCCTTAATCGATTGATCTTTGATATGCGTCTGTTTTCCCAGAAGCATGAAATATTCATCGTTTGTCATTACGTTTTCCTTAGCCTAGTTTGATAATTGATGATTTGAGCTGTATTTCATCTCTTAATCCGCATTTAAGTTGCGACCAAATCTGGTACGTTTTCTGCTTAAATTCCCGAACTCCACATATAACCATAAGAGGAATCTCATTATGTTTTCTGAATACTCTAAAGAACCCTTGCAGAAAGACCGCCCCATGGTGTCCATTACAATAAATGTTCCGGTTGATGTAATGGACTCCATGAAGAGAATAGCGCCAATCAAAGGATGTCCCGAATACCAGGCATTGGTGAAGCTATACATCACCGAAGGTTTGCGCAGAGATGAATATCTATATACCGGCATATCAATAGCCAGTTTCATCGAAGCGCTAAAACAACATGGCGTACCTGAGATCGTAATCCAACAAGCTACATGGGATGTAATTGAGTCCGGAGCTCCGCAGTAAGCCAGAAAAGTTAGAGATGTCAGCAGCATCATAATTCGCGGCCTCTCCTGTGCTGATAGAATAGTAGGTTCCACCAAACTATTAACAACAAAGGAGAAACCATGCGTAGAGGTATGGTCCTTATGAAGAAATATGATCGCGTCGCAGTTCTGACTGATCGTGGATATACGATTTTCGACATAACGGATGGCAGCGATATTAGTCTCGGTGACATAATTTCCGGATACCTAAACATTCGCGGATCGGGTAAGGTAAACAATTTAACGAGAGGACAAACGCTTTCCGTATACATTGAAGCCTCCCAGTTAACGAGCGAATCCGCACAATCTCTTTTGAAGAATATCTGACGCTTAACCCGATCAATTTAATCTCTTTAGTAACCATGGAATCTTTCCTTAGGAAGAGCCCCGTCACACACTGAGGGATAGTCAGCGAGAAGGAAGTGGTGTCACGGGGCATCGTCATGTTTATGCTATCTGGATGTGTAAAAATAATTTGCGAAAAAGAATCAGTAACCATGATTGATACTCTTGAATAACTTCCCCTGTACCTTCGTACAATGGGCGGCTTCTCCGATGCTGATAAAATAAGAGGTTCCGCAAGCCATTAATAGCAAAGAGAAAACCATGAAAGAGATATACCTTGTGTATGCCGAAGGAATACGTGCAAGAGCTGCAATCAATTCTAGTATTGTCAAGGTTGATGCAATCATTTTTGTTGCCGAGACTTCTCAAGAACGAGCAAAGATACAGGCTCGTTCTGCGTTAATGAATTATGGATACCGCCTAACAAAAGTCCTGGATACCTTCGTACCCGATCCTTCCTCTGTTTCGAATTTGGACCCAGAATCAATAGCCCAGTACTTTGAAGCGATTGATCAGGGATATGGAGTTGTGATAATTGCTCATGAGCATGATTCGGATAACCCTTTAGAGGCGCGCTCATTGGCCACCTCTATTATTAATCAAACTAAAAATCATTAACTGATTCATTGCCAATCGCCTATTTAGGCGGCCTCTCCTATGCTGATAGAATAGAAAGTTCCACCAAACTATTAACAACAAAGGAGAAGCCATGAAGTTAAGTGATGACAAAAAATCTGTAAGCCTGTCAATCAACGAAACACTATCGGCAAGCGAGCTGACCACGCTAATAGCCGAGCTGGCAGTTATCAGAGCAAACATGCTGCCTGAAGTATCAATGAAACCACCTATTAAAAGGGAAGATGGCACAGCATCCATACAAGACAACCCGCGGCTAGCCATTGCAAGACTCAAAGATAACAGGATCAGATTCTGGCTCAGAAATGCAGGGCTTGGCTGGCTGATCTTTGATATTCCTAGCGACCAGGCTGGCCCGATCCGCGACTATCTCATCGCCAATACTCAAACGGGAACCAGCGATCTCTTCAGAGATGGCGACAGAAATAGCAATAACCTTCAATGAAGCCAGTAAATTTGGATGCTCAATAGTAAGCATATGTGAGGCTGTATTCATGCTTATCCCCTTCCTGTTAATCCAGCCATTGCCCCGGCAACCTCAGCCCGCAACTGATCCATATCCCTATCATTACAAATGATCTGGTCGATAAACCTATCATCAATACCGTGCTCACTTTCATGCCCGGTATTGACTACAAATGGGTTATTCTTGCGCTCAATGTGCCAGATCACCCCGCCTTTGCGCTTGATCATTTGCGCCTCATTGTCGAAACGAACATCGGATAAAACCAACCTTGGATAATGGCCAATCAAATTCTTAACTCTTTTCACCCAGATATCCGGATGAATCAATTTTCTGCCCCATTCAGTACCAAACGACTGCATCACCTCCCTGGGGGATCTACCAAGCAGATCATCATGCGGTTTTTCCTTCAGAGCGCGGTCATTGAAGATATCCATGTCCACCTCGAATATATAAGCCAGGCAGCAAACCATATCTTCTTTAAAAGTGGTCTCAGAAAAACCATATGAATTTTTCAAAAGCTGAGCCACCGTGCTTTTACCCGCACCAATCGCCCCGCTTAAGCCGATCAATTTAATCTCTTTACCAATCATGGAATCATTCCCTAAGAAGAGCCCCGTAACACCATGCCGTGGGAAAGTCGGCTGGGGGGAAGTGGTGTCATGGGGCATCGTCATGTCAACTACTCTAAAATTATTTTCTTAATATGCTGTGAGTGCTCGTCGATTCCTCGAGCAAATTCTGCAGGTCTTGCAATATCTGCTGGCACTCTGACGCATCGATACGGCCATCTTTGAGAGCCTCAGAGCCATGTGCTATCACATCTGACGCTTTGGCCATCACAGATAAAACCGCTACCGTTTTGGTTCTTTCCTCGGCTTCTCTGTTAGCTATCTCCACGTCGACCGGAACGCATCCAACTAACTGATTGATGTAAAACACAGCCTCTTTGCACTGAGCCAGCGAGATGATTTCAATAATCGTTGCGAAGGTGGGTGGTGGACAATCGTGGTCAGGGTTAATGCCGTTCGCTAATGTGCTTCCATTCAGTTCAATCACTTCAGCCAATGCCTTTATCCCACCCGGGTAGCGCTTTGCTCCAGCCTGTAGAGCCAGAAACAGCGCTCTATGTGTGTTTTTAATGTTCTGCTTCACGATTGCCTCGCTATGTTCGCGTTTTCGCTTGTTATTTATTCTTTAATAATGACGTCACCATTTAACAAGGAGACGTCATGGAAAAATTCTTGCCGCCAGTCAAAACACAGCCACCAGAGCCGCTTGATATGCGGTCAGCTGCAGCTTGGGCAACCATCATTGAAGCCGTCATCCAGGCTGAGCGGATCAGGACGGGTAAGGCTGAGGTGGATGCGTCTTGTATTGGTAATCCGGAGGCTCCTATTGACTCATCAGATAAATAAGACTTTCCATGTATGCATTTGCCGTATTTGTGCGTAATACGTACTAACGTACAATTAATTTTGTCTAATACCGCAATTAATATATTGTTCATATAACGCACACAATGAATCTAGTTAATGTATTTCTCTGGCCAAAAGATCTCTTCTTCGCTTATCTCATTGTTGAAATATTCAACAATTTTTTTAGCAGTCTCTTTTCTTGGCCATCTCTCGCCACGCTCAATCCTAAGCAGTCCGGAATAATCTATTCCTATGGCTTCTGACGCTTGGTGCAGAGTGAGACCTTTTCTTATCCTTAATCTTCGTAGTGGAGTCATGTAAAAATTAAAAGCCAAAAAATTTTAACTGCATTGTGCGTTATTAACTACAATTCGTCAAGCGCATTTCTGCTTGACTGTGCTTGTTATGAGAGGCGTCAATAATGAATAATGACCCTATGAGTAAAATAGGAAATAAGATAAGACAGAGAAGAGTCGCGCTAGGAATGGGCTTGCAAGATGTTTGTGACAGAATAGAGGAGCTAGGCGGCAGCATGCATCACAGCAACCTATCAAGAATCGAATCGGGCAAGCAGCGTCCCAGGGAGAAAACGCTAAATTTAATTCTGCAAGCACTTCAATGCACATTAGAGGAATTATTTATGCTTACAGCTAGCGGGGGTGGTTTAAGCAAAGCTACAATTGGCACCCGTAAGCTGTCGCTGATTAATGACAAACAGGTGACAGACTACATAACAAGCAATAATTTTGAGTCTGATAAATTTGTGTTTACGGAGAGGAACTTGTCATTAAAAGCGTTTGCGTTGGATATCACCGATGAATCTATGACTCCAGAATTTAATAAGGGTGATGCTGTCATCGTTGATCCAGAGGTAAAGCCTGAGCCGGGTGATTTTGTTGTTGCTAGCGTTGGAAAGGAATCGTATTTTAGAAAATATAAGATGAGAGAAATAATTACTAACGGAGAGCCTGCGTTTGATTTATCGCCTCTCAATGATGCATTTCCAACAATTAGCTCTGATTTGACACAAGGAGCGAAAATAATAGGCACTGTGGTAGAACATAGGATTTTCTTAAAGAGAGCAACAAAGTCTTAACATCAAAAAAAATCGGCATACCTCCACAGGATGCCGATTTTTTTATTCTGTTTTTCGGGCAATAAAAAAGCCCGCGCTGGGCGGGCTTTGTTGTAAGCAGTTTTCTTGTGAACATGTTGTTACGTAAAAAGAGTTCTAGCGAAACAATCCGGGCGGATCGGGCCGGGTAATATTCACGCCATATGCTTGCTTTATATAAGGAGCCATATCAATGAAAGCAAGCTCTTTAGCTTTATTGTTTGAGTCTAATGTTATAAGATTTAATCCATCAACCCCATGTTTTTTAACAGCAATAGCCGACGCAACCTGTATTGCATCAGGAGTTGTTGGGTATTTGCCTTTAACTGGGTTCAGTTTAAAGTAACTCCGTATATCAGAAGCTAGATTGCATACCTGTCTGTTAGCCTCAATAAACTGAAAGTTAGTTCTATGAAAAATATTATTAAGCGTCTTTCTATTTGGCTCGTCAAATCTGCCAGCCTCATATAGTTCTGTTATTGTAATTGTCGAGGTGAATAGGTTAAGTGATCCATTTTCAAATAACCTAACTCTATTATCGATTTCTTCTGCCTCGCCATTTCGATGAACTTCTCTATTGATATAAGCAAGGAAAACACATGTATCCCAATATTCGCCCGACAGATTACCACTCATCTCTTATTCTTTTTATAGATTCAACAGAATTTAAATTATTGAAATTATTCTCGCCACTTACATCTCTTAATTTTGGTAGATCTTCATTACTATCAAGAACTTCAATTTCACTCACATCAACTTCGTAAGGGAAGAAGCTGTTGTGACGATATTTCAATGTGCCCCTGACTAAAATATTTTTTTCCACTGCGCTTGCTGCTTCATGTCTTTTGGTTGCCGGAAAATTACATTTCACCCTTCCTCCCAAAAGCGGGTAAATATAAAAATATTTTTTATCTGAATGACTGTTATACCCCTCTACTACTCCTTTTACTTCTCCGATACTTGTATATTTTGGCTCTAACAATGAATCAATAAACTCAACCGTTTCTCTTGTAACAGAAGCTAGAGTTATTCCGTTAGAGCTAAACCAAATCCGTTTGAATTGGTAAAAATTTGTTTTGCAGAAACCGCTTAATTTTTCAATAAAATCTGTTGAATCAGTAACCAACTCATATTTTTTAGAATTGGCGTTTTTAATCGTGCTCACAATTAAACCCAAAGCCTCGGCGCCCATTGCACCAGTAGACTTGATAGTTGTTGCTGTGGGGCTATTATGGGATAGATTGGTTACCAGCAAATCATCATTGCAATTTTCTTTATCAACAAAATGCTTGGCCTCGTCAAAAAGTATCCTGAACTCATCAAGCTTTTTAGCGTAAACACTCAAGCGCAGGTTGCCTTCATCTGAATCAATGCCCTCCAGATGCAGTGTCAATTCTTGCGCTTTATCTTGAGCAATCATTTGTTTTTAATTTAACGTGTCGTTATGAGTGAGAGTATATTAATTGTTTTGTGCTAATTCCATATAGATTATTTGACCACATTTTGTTTTAGAAATTTTTGCTTTGCAGTATTTTAAAAACGCCCCATCTCGTGGCGTTGGGTGTAGGCTAGTATTAATACTTATCTTTCAGAATATTGCCAACCATTGAACCTATTTGGCCGTCACCAGATTGATTAATGTCTTTCTCTTGCACTTCTTGCGCCGTGCCAGCAAAAGGATTAATTGGCTCCCACTCATCAACTTCCGTTAGATTTCCTGGAAAGATCGCCATAGTTATAATATTAGGTGCCAATGAAATTATGTATATATCGCTTGACCCTAATAAATCATTTTTGACAGTAATCTTTGAGTTGTCATGAGCTATATTAGTTATAGTTGATATGTTTTTTACGGCATGGCAGATTCCCTGCATACAAACAGTAACCTCCTGCGTTACACTTTTGTCAATCAGTCTCATTGTTCCTGATGATTCAAAATTTCCCGAAGAAGTATCCAGAATGCCCCTGTTGCCCTCAAAATAAACGATAGAGCGCTTCATTCTGTAGTCAGATGCGCTTGAGTTAAAAGCGATAAACGATAAAAATAAAGCAACGATAAATTTTTTCATTATTATTTTTCCTGTTATTGTTTTATTGATTAGTAAACGTGATGCCCTTTATCCCTCATGCACTGCACCATTACTTGATTGTATCTAGCGTTATTGCTAGCCATTGCATTGACACCGGAAGATAACCCTGTAGTTAATGCTCCAGCCCCAGCCAATTTGCCAACAAAATCTCCACTCACCCCAAATATCGCACCCACAGCCGCAGATACTCCGGCCCCTACAGCAGCTCCGGCCAATGCATTACCTACAACATCAGCCTTTTTACTGGTTGCGTACCAATCGCACTCATAAAGATCTTTTTCGTAATTAGGGTGTCCTCTCGCCTCATCCGATGGAGTTATTGCTGCATGCGCACGCTCACTTACTGCGGATCGCTGGGATTGAATGGCTCTTTCTCTCTCGTCTTGCACGGCCACTTCTGCCTGCTCTCCACACGCCAAATTAACAGTCACAGGATTTGGCTGTAGATCGTGATATGCTCCAGTCCAATAATCCAGGAATCCACCCATAACGCCCATAAACATGGCGCCGCTAGATACAAATGGAAACATATTTACCACATATTGACGGCATTCATCTTTGCTAATTACTGCCTGCAGCGGATGACTGCGCTTGGCTTTTATAGTGCATGGCGATGTGCAGCTTTCTCCATTATTAAACTTTACATCAGCTCCGGCGGGATCAGTATTAACCGATATATCCTGCTTAGTTCCCCGCACCATAGTGACACAGCCTGATAACAACATAATCGCAGCCAAAATCATCGCTAATTTTTTCATCCCCTCCCCTTTGAGTAATTAGCAAAAAGTGGAGATTCTCTTCTTATATGACGCTGTCGTCAATTACAGACGGTCAAATTAAAACGAGCATTTGATAACCGCGAATTAGATTGAATTTACCCCTCAATTCATCATTTAACAAATATTCTATTTGTAGCTATTGACGCACATTTTTAAGAAGCGTATATTGCGTTTTATGGTTATGCGTTTTACGCTACATAAATATTAAATAAATGTGCTTCTTTGAATACATAGAAACTCTGCGTTTATTGGATATAAACAATGCGTAGATCGCATCAACACAACAAAAACTAACTATCCGCACTCAGAGCGTTTCCTTTTAACCATCGCCAGCATGGGTTCTGGGAGCTGGCAGATTTTAAGGAGGGATTATGGAAAACAGTAAGCCACCAAAGCGCATCGTATTTGAATACACCGGCGAAATTAGACGCGGATGCCCCGGCGAGTATTGGATGGGCACAAATGGATTGCTATATCCAATTTGTTACGAAAAAACGGAGCGTGAATGGCCAATTTATAAAGTAACGGAGATGGAAAAATGAGTGCGGGAACTGAAAATATAAATGTACCCACGTTTGATGGGTATGAGTGTATAGGCATGAGAATTCCAATGTACGAGGATGATTGCTACGTGCTGAACACTGATGGCAGCAGTTTAATCCATCGAAACGGCTTGACCACAGATTGCAAAATGTGGATTCAGGTCTGCTACCGCAAGATAAAACCTAAGCGCATTGTGTTTGAGTTTACTGGGGAGGTTAGGGTTCCTGGAAAAGGGGAATGGTATAAAACAAGTACCAATGATTATATGCGATGCCAAACAAATTTCTTTGATCAGAATTCAATCAGAGAAATCTACCGCATAGTGGAGGAGCAATCATGAGATCAGCCGTGACAGTAAAGCCATTACCGCACTTCCATATAAAAGTCACATGGCCTGGCGGCTTATACACCAGCACAAAGATGCTGTTCCCCAATTCATCAGCCGCACAAACATGGGCCAGAGATCAGTTTGGCATTGAGCCAAAGATCAGAGTGGAGCGATGCGCGAATTGATCCAGCAGATTGTATTTCAGTTGATTATCGCAGTGCTGTATGTAGCAACACTGGTTTGCACATTACTTTCAGTTGACGACGTTTATTTTCCATTGGTTTTGGATTCAATCAAAAAACAAGGATGCTGCTCATGAATATTAGCTTAGGAATGAAAGTGAGATTCCACCCGATCATAGGAGGCAGGCACGATGGAAACCTCTACGAGGTGAGATGTATTGGGAAGCTGTATGGCCGTGACTATGCCTGGCTGGAAGGGAAACTCGATCCGGTCGACATACGATCATTAACTATGCCTACGTCATCAAAAGACTGTTACGATCTTGGTTGTGATAGTTAATAAAGGTTATTGATATGAGCAGGCAATTTAGCAATATAGAAAATCTTCGTGAACTTAGGCTTAAGTTTGGCCTGAGCCAGAAAGAATTTTGGAACGCGGTAGGAATTACACAAACCGGCGGATCAAGATATGAGTCAGGTCGAAGTATGCCAAAACCAGTAAGAGAGCTAGTGAGACTGATTTATGTTGAAGAGGTAGATTTGGCTAAAGTCAAAAGAATCGATCTGAAGATAACAAGAATGCTCAAGGAGCAGCATCCTGAAATCTATAAAAGCATCAAAGATTCAATCAAATAATTTTTATGGGAGTAGTCATGGAATTTGTTGGCGGAAAAAAAGAAAAGCAATTAGTACACATTGCACACAAGTTTGATTATGTGAGGCCGCAGATATGAGTTTTTGGGAGCGTTACAGGTTCTGGCGTGATCGCAAATTATCCATAGTCGAATCAATAAGACAGGCTCGCAATATTAATAGCATCCTGTATTACGAGTTTTACGATTTTATGCATAGAGATTCATAAATGGGCTGAGTTTGAACCCACAGATTTAACAATAAGGGAAATGTTATGAGCAACAATATATTAGAAACCTGCCGCGAGCTAATAAATGTATACCCTCTGGTCTAAAGACGAGGAAAAACTGTTGGCGCATTTCTACCCAAACAGCCACCACCAAGCATTGGTTAAGCTGTTCAGGGGGCGTTTTGCCCATGACAAGATCAGAGCCAAAGCCATGAAGAAAGGCTTGCACAAATCAGAGCGCTATTACCAGGCATCTATATTTATGCACGACAGGATCACAGATTCATCGTTAGACAAATCTAATGACATCGATGATGACGATACAGATGATCGACGTGAGCTGGCAGACATTAACCGCATCGAACCCAAATTAACCAGTAATGTGCGCCGCACTGGCGGTGGAAAGCAGCCTATCAAATTTGAAAATCGATTGGAATAAATGATTGAAATGGAACTTACTGCAATGATCGGGCACGAGCTTTCCTTTAATTTAGATCACCTGCTGGGGTCACAACGAAAATCAGAACTGGTGGATCCATCTCAGGATACTCCCGAACCTCAACAACTCGTACAGGAATCGGCTCATATGTCTCAGGATGAACAAGGCAAGGTCGTACGATTAAATCACCATCACCTGGCAGCGTATAAGATGAATCACATAATGATTCACATAAAGCCTCACTATGCGCAACTTTACCTTCATCCCATGGATATACAGCCCATCTTACATCAGGTTCAGCCATTGTCGTCTCTTGGCAACATGTGTGAAGTGAATGTAAAGGTTATAACAAAATTATGATATTGACAAACTCAATTCATAATGCATTGCACCACCTCAGCCGATCGAACAGCAAACAAAACACAACTTGTTGCTATGGTCTTGAAATCATGAGCGCGTGGAAGATTGAGTTTAAGAGGGCTTGATATGGGGAGAGACATTGCAACAGGCAGATTTGTAAAGGGGCTTATACCATGGAACAAGGGCGTAAAAGGTGTTCCTTCCGTTGGAAGGATGCATGAGACTCAATATAAATCCGGAAGCAAACCTGCTAACTGGAGGCCTGTCGGCAGCACTCGAGTAAATGTCGATGGCTATATAGAAATCAAGGTAGCAGAGGGAATGCACCAATGGCGGTTACTACACCGTGAAGTGTGGAAACAGCATCGAGGTGAATATCCACCAAAAGGGACAGCACTAATATTTATCAACGGCAATAAACAGGACTGCGACATTAACAATCTGAAACTCGTTACCAGGCGAGAGTTGATGGAGCGAAACACAGTTCAGAATCTGCCTGAAAATTTAAAACAGGTCATACGTTTAAAGGGTGTTTTGAGGAGAAAAATCAATGGGAAATAATATAGAAGAACTGAGGGGAATATTGTTTGAAGCAATTCGCGGGGTAAAAGAGGGCACGCTGGATCTGGAGAAAGCGAAAGTAATAGAAGGTTTAAGCCAAACAATTATCAACTCGGCCAAAGTCGAAGTGGATTATTTGAGAGTCACCGAAGGCGTGGGCGGCACCTCGTTCATGATTGAAGGAAAAGATAAAGAACAAACACCGAATAGCTATCTGCATCTGGCTGGGACAGGAAAAAAACATGCCATCAGATAGACAAAGAACAAAAAACCATGACAACTGATGAGGAAAGCAAGGGGTTGTAATTTATGATTGCAAACTATGTGACCATTGAAAAATTCTGTCAGGTAACTGGATACACGCCAGATGCGATCAGGCAAAAGATTTCTCGTGGCCAATGGACTAGGGGCCAGGAGTACACTAAAGCACCTGACGGCAGAATACTAATTAACATGGAGGGTTATCATACATGGGTGGAAACAAGTATCCAGGCGTCAGAGAGTCAAGTGATTCGTCAATCGAGATCGACTTCTACTACAAGGGCCAGCGTTGCCGCGAGCGTCTTAACCTCAAGCCCACCCCCGCTAACTTAAAGAAAGCTTCGCTGTATCGAGCGGCGATTCTTAGCGCTATTGAATCAGGTACATTTGATTATTCTTATACTTTCCCGAAATCAAAAAACGCTATTAAATTTGCGCCATCACAATACACCGTTGAGATTTACCTAAGAGAGTGGCTTGCTAATAAAAAGCCTACTCTCAAAGCAAGTACAGCTGATAATTATAGAAAGATAATAGAGAATTTGTTTATCCCTAAATTCGGGAAGAAATTATTAACATCGCTGAGCCGTGCAGACATAAGGACATGGACTGCTGGCATGAATTGTACAAACAAGAGACTATCCAACATCCTAAGCCCGATTAGAACTGCTTTGCAGGACGCAGCGCACGATGATCTGATTCAATCGAATCCACTGCTTGGCTGGACATATCAGCGCAATGCCGCTCCAGTTACCAAAGACCACGTTGACCCATTCACACAGGAAGAACAGCAGGCAATCATTGAGGCCGCAACCGGACAAATCAAGAATCAGTGTGTTGTCTTTTTCTGGACTGGAATGAGAACTTCAGAGTTGATCGCTCTGGAATGGACTGATATTGATTGGGACAGAAAGAAAATCAAGGTTAATAAGGCGCTAACCTACGCATCTAAAGCCGACGAAACCACAAAGACCAAACGAGGAACACGCGAGATTGACATTCTTCCGCCTGTCGAGCAAGCGTTAATTAATCAAAAGCAATATACATTGTTGCAAGGCGGAAAGATATTTTTTAATCCTCGCAGTGGAAAGCCATGGACCGGTGATCAGCAAATCAGGAAATTGTATTGGATTCAGTTATTGAAATGTGCAAATGTGAGATATAGAAATCCATATCAAACTAGACATACATTTGCATCAATGATGCTTTCTGCCGGAGAAAATTTAGCGTGGGTGTCTCAGCAGATGGGGCATTCCAATGTATTAATTACCACTCAGATTTACGCTCGGTGGATGCCATCAGATACAAAACAAGGTAGCAAGGCGCTTGAGATGTTTGGTCAGCATTTGGTCAACATTAAGAAATAAGTAATTGATTTTTAAGAGATGGACGGATATTTCGCCTGTCCGGTTGCCGAGCATCTAAAGTCCCTCATTTTGAAGTCATGAGTGAGCGTGTCTTAATCCATTTATAACTCTAAACCGACTTTACCGGGTTCTCCTTGCCGTATGATTGATACTGCCAGCGGCTCGCCTTCGCACTATGTTTGCTATGTTTGATGGAATGATATGGAATGCAAAATCAAATGCTTTAAAAGAAAAAAAGCAAAAAACTCTCTTCAAATCCAAAAGCCACTTTTAGATTAAAGACAATCCTGAAAATCAATCACTCTAAAAATGAAATCACACCTGCTTAATGATGATTCAAATAATTCAGCCACTTCTAACTCCCCTGAATAATCATTTTATTAAAAATAACCAATAAAAATCAAATATATATAACAAAAATATCAGATTCTCGAATAGATGAATCAATATCAATAAAATTGTTGCCAGCATTCATCATGCTATTAGCATTACAAAAATCAATATAATCAGTACCATAAAGCTTGCTAATCACTTACACAAGTTTTATATTATTGTATTTATTAAGATTATTATTTCTGTTTGAAACAAACAGCTAAAAATAGTCGGAACGCTTTCATAGTTTTTTGCTCATAGCAATCATGTTTTTTCTTTTTTATTAGTAACTTGGCAACAATATCACATAATATTTAAATAAAACCATGAGCAAACCTAAACGGCAAACACTTAAATTCAAATCGAATGACCCCTCTATTATGGATAGACCAGCTCAGGAATTTGCTCGTACCGAGATTGTATCAAATAGCCAAGATTTAATACGATCTAAACCATCAAAAAATTTAGCGAACGATCTTAAAATCATTCGCGCATGGCTTTTTCAGATTGGTGAACCTGAAGAAGACCATCACTTGGTGATCGATAAATGCAAGACAGATCCCGAAGCATTGACTTATTTTTTACATTACGCCAGGAAATGCTTGAACAAAACTATATGCTATAACACTTAGACTACATGATCCGATAAGTAAGGTAATGGTTTAAATCTCTGATAAATATTGCCAGCAATACAACGTTATCTAATTCAGGTAGAATAATAGGGTGAGGTTTGTATGGTCGATATGACCGACCAACGCCAAGCAATCATCAACAAGCAATCGTCCAGCCATAATAAAATTTATAGAGGAAAGTTTTAGATGAATACTAGATATAGTGTCGTTTGTATTATTGGTCTTAGTATCGCTCTCATCGGTTGCGACGGAGGACCTCCCGAAGCCAATGCAGTCAATTGTTCGGGGAAAGGAATGGAGAAAGCGCTTACAGCTTTTAGAAATAATGAAACTGAACGACAAGCATTTCTCGATAAATGCGATGCTTTGAACAAAGCAAATTAATCATCTCACTAAAAATTCAGATCCCATTCCGGAATAGTTTCTAGAACTTTGGAAAAAGCCAAGGTTAAGGGGGCAATTTTGAATTTCAAAGAGAAGCAGATCCAGTTTTAGCAGACTTTAGTCAGACCATGCATTTGACATCAGCAGATAAAATGAAGGAAAAATGTCAAATGTAAGGTCTGTCACCAAGAATTTCCCTTACGCGAGCTATTTATTTAATTTCGCTCAATTTGAACCCTTTTCAATATATTGGGAAACCGGCACGGTAAGCAATGATTAGAATGAGTAGTTACCTTGAATTTGCGTTTTTGCTAACAACGTAAACCCAGTTTTTGCATAAACCGTATTTCACCGCAATTCCCTTGCGAAATAAGCCGCACACTCTTTTATGAAATCTCGCTCCATTTTAATTCCTGCCAACTTACGCTTGATTCGGTAGCGCTCTAATTCAAGCTCGCCCAGCGGTTTCCGGCTTTTCCCAAATTTATAAGTTCGCTTTGTCTATCAGTATAAACCCACTTATTAGCGCTTCCAGGAAGAATTTGCCGACTGAGCCCTTATCCTTAAATAAAACCTAGAATAAGACATTGAATTCACTTGCACATTCAAGTGGTTTTCTCAGAACCAGGCTCCTTTTTATATCACACCCCCCTAATCAACGACAAATCAATCCTTTTAAAATCATGTGCCTATGTATTAAGCATAAAAATAGTCGTTAATTTACGACATAACAAACCATTTAAAAACAAAGCGTTATGTCTTAAACAAATATATTTATGAAAATTGATTAATTATTGGCGACATTTTCTGCAATTTTCTTCTAATGTACTAGCCTAATACATTAATTAATAAGATTAATTTTTCTTGGCACGAATATTGCTACTTATAAATTGTCACAACTTTTATATGCATTAAAGGAGGATATAAAGAATTTATACGATAGCAATTCTTAATATTAACGTGATGGTAAGAATTATTTAGTTACATTAGCTTAGAATAAATGGAGAAAATA